ATGGTGTTAGATAGGTATGTTGGTGATTATGTCTTTAATCCTAAGTCTGGTCAAAGAGAGATCCCTCTTAACGTGCCAGTTGAAGTGCTTGAACTTGGTACAGGGTTTATGATGATTAAGCGTACTACTTTTGAAAAGTATAAAGAAGCTTATCCTCATCTCAGCTATAAGCCTGATCATGTCAGGACTGAACACTTCGATGGCTCGAGAGAGATCCTTGCATACTTTGATTGTATTATTGACCCAGAAAGCAAACGGTACCTTTCCGAGGACTATAACTTCTGCTATCACGTAACACGTATGGGCGGTAAGAATTTCCTTTGCCCCTGGATTAAACTGCAGCATGTTGGCTCTTATATCTTTGGTGGTAGTTTGGTCGATCTCGCTACTATTGGTGCTACAGCAACTGCTGATACATCACAGTTCAAGCGCAAGAAGTGATTCAAAGCAACTTTTTATTATGGTGAATGAATGAAATTTGAATCAAGAACATTACAGATACTAAAGAACTTCTCTACTCTTAATCCTGCGCTGCAGTTTAAAGAGGGGAGCGTTATTAGTACTGTAACACCTCTCAAGACAGTAATGGCAAAGGCTCAGATTAAGGAGAATATTCCTGCGACCTTTGCCATCTATGAGCTGTCAAAGTTTCTGAACGTGCTATCTCTTTTTGACAACCCATCTATTAACCTTGGCGATAAGTTTTTGCAGATTGGTGATGGAAAGCAAAGTGTGCAGTATACATTTGCTAATCCAGAGAACATTGTCACTCCTGGTAACAAAGAAATTCAACTCCCAGGCATTGACGTTAAGTTCAAACTTATGTCAAGCGTGCTTCAAAGTGTGTTGAAGGCTATGGCCGTACTTAACCTACCAGAGATTGCTGTTACTGGTAAGAACGGTGAGCTTTTTGTAGAAGCTATTAACGTTAAGAATCCTTCAAGTGATAAGTTTAGCATTAAGGTTGATACTGATGAAAACTTTCACATTGATGCAAATGCTACGTTTAGTATGATCTTTCTTGCTGATAATATGAAGATTATTCCTGACGATTATGTTGTAAGCATTTCATCAAGAGGTATCGCACATTTTAAAGGAAGAGATATCGAATACTGGATTGCTACTGAAAGCAGCTCGTCTTACTCTAAACAGCAATAATATGATTAGTAATAACGTTCTATGGGTTGAAAAGTATCGTCCTCGAACTGTAAGTCATACGATACTTCCTAAATCTTTGAAACAAACGTTCCAGACGTTTGTTGATAATAAGATGGTTCCTAATCTGATGCTTACAGGCCGTGCAGGGGTTGGTAAGACAACCGTTGCACGTGCAATGCTGGACGAGCTCAAGTGTGATTACATTGTTATTAACGGCAGCCTGAACGGTAATATTGATACGTTGCGTAATGAGATTAAATCATTTGCATCATCAGTATCACTGTTAGGCGGTAGAAAGTATGTTATTCTTGATGAAGCTGACTATCTGAATGCTAACTCTACTCAGCCGGCTCTTCGCAACTTTATGGAAGAGTTTTCAGCTAACTGTGGGTTTATTCTTACTTGTAACTATCCTAATAGGATTATCAAAGAGCTTCATAGTCGTTGTAGCGTGATTGACTTTAATATCCCTAAAGAGGAAAGACCTGAGTTAGCTGGAACTTTCTATAAAAGAGCTATGAGTGTCCTCGAAATGGAGGGTATCCCTTGTGATAACAAAGTTGTTGCCGAGGTAGTTAAACAATACTTCCCTGATTTCAGAAGAACGCTAAATGAATTCCAGCGCTATTCTGGTACTGGTAGTATTGATACAGGAATTCTTACTAATCTTAAGCAAGAATCGTTAACAGAACTCGTAAAAAATCTAAAAGATAAGAACTTTACTAACGTTCGTAAATGGATTGGTGAGAATAGTGATATTGATCAGACGAGTTTTTATAGGAGCTTATACGATACGGCTACAGAATTCATGACTGCATCAAGTATTCCCCAGCTTGTATTAATTCTTGGTAAGTATCAATATCAAGCAGCATTTGCTGCTGATCAAGAAATTAATATGGCTGCTTGCTTGATTGAAATCATGGTTGAGTGCACGTTTAAGTAATATGAATCCATTTGATTTTGTAAATAGTATTAATAGTACTAAAAAGAACCTTATTCGTGAATGTGAAGACGGTAGTGTAACTGAGAAAGACTATACTTCGTTCTTGATAAACAAAGCGCTCTCCTATTTTCCTGATACGTTGTTATACGCCAATGAGATTAATATGCAACCCCATCTCGATGGGTTAATGCAGTATGATTATTACTTAAACAGTATCAGGAAAGGAAAGCGCTTTAGTAAATGGTCTAAACCGGAAGTAGAAGAAGAACTTAAATCAATAGCGAAATACTTTAGTGTCAGTATGAAACGTGCACAAGAGTATCAAGCTATCCTTACTAACGAGCAAAAGGAGGAAATACGTAAGCATCTAGCCGGCTAGAGTTAAGACCTGAAAGTTATAAATAAAAAATAATAACTATAACAGGTGAAATATGAATGTATTAGAGACTCTAGTTGAAGTGAAGTTAGACCACGAAGACGACTTTTTAAAAGTAAGAGAAACCCTTTCACGAATTGGTGTAGCGTCAAGAAAAGACAGAACGTTATATCAATCCTGTCATATACTTCACAAACAAAACCGATATTACATAGTTCATTTTAAAGAACTTTTTATGCTTGACGGAAAGCCTTCTAATTTTTTTGAAGAAGATATATCTAGAAGAAATACTATTGCAAACTTACTAGCCGAATGGGAGTTAGTTTCTTTAGTATCTCCAGAAAAGACTAGAGATCCAGTTGCACCTCTTTCTCAAATAAAGATTCTTCCTTATAAAGAAAAAGATGATTGGGAACTAGTTGCTAAGTATAATATAGGTAGAAAAAGAGCTTAACTCCCCGGGATGGGACTAGCAGTCCGAGGTTAAGGCTAGTAAAATATTCCTCGGACCATTAAAAATTGATATAAATATACGTGCGATGCCGATTGGGTCGCATGTTATTAACCTCGCTTAATAGGAGAAAACTATGACTTACATTAAAGATGTATTTGGGCGTGATTTGTTTAAAGATTTTGACAAGTTCTATGTTGGTTTTGACGAGCAGTACAACCGACTTTCTAAAATTCATGACGATCTGACCAAAAACGTTCCTAATTATCCCCCTTTCAATATCAAGAAAACTGGTGACAACACTTACGTTGTTGAACTTGCTGTTGCTGGCTTTGGTAAACAAGATATTGAGATTGAACTTGCTGATAATAAGATGATTGTTAAAGGTAATACTAACTCCGAAGAAAAAGAAACGGATTTTCTTTGGAAAGGTATTGCCAATCGCAACTTCACACGCACATTTGCGCTTGAAGATCAAGTTATTGTTCAAGATGCAGAACTTCTTAATGGTATGCTTCGTATCATGCTCGAACGTATTATTCCCGAGCATCGTAAACCCCGCAAAGTTGAAGTAAAAGAGAAAGCACAACCATCTAAGAAGGAGCTATTAGTTGAATAATATCATAGAGAAAATCAGAGAAGTACTTTTACTTTTATTCAGCACTAAATCTCTTTCAGAAGAGTATCTTTCCCAATCCATTGATCATGCCGATCTTAAGGCTAGGGAATGCAAATTAAAGTACGGCGGCTTCATGTAAAATAAATAGAGGCAGATAACACTGCCTCTATTCTATGCTTATAAATCTCAATCCAACAGTTCATCCTAATCCTGTTTGTACAAGAGAGACTTTAGATCTAAAGCATTTTGATTTTTTTTATTATGATAAAGACGGCTTTGAACTTAATATGGCTGAGAGGTCTTTCTACAGAGCAATGGGATTCCCTATCCTATCATGCTTAAATCATGAGTGCTGGCAGCTTGACTGGCTTAAGGTAAATGAGTCAAATCAAATAATAATTGATCACTGCTTGATTCTACAGCGTGCAAGTTATGGTGATCAAGCTCTCGAGCAGCTTAAAAAGCTAGTTAAATATATTCCCTTTGCTTCCTA